CCCATGGGTGTGCCATATGTCCTGCTGCACCACCTTCTGTTAATAGTTTACCTGAATTATTTTTTGATTCAATTGTATAAATAACATCGCGTGGGTCATTTGATTGCCAACGACGTCGTTGTGCTTTAATTGTTCTAGGAATAAGTTTAATCTTACCTGTTTGACGATCTAATTCTAATTGGAATGGCATATGTATAGGAACATCGAATGTATAATCAGATTCTACACCAGTTCTTCGATTTTTTTGTATTTGTTGTACTAATTGAGAACCATATTGATTTGCTAAATCCTCAAATAATTGTTCTAAATCTTCTAATCGGATAGTTCCTTCATTTCTAGGATCATTTAAACGTTCGATAAAATGCGTAAATTTACCTTGAAAATCTACATCGATACCAAATTTTCGAAAGAATCCATCTATTACCGGTTCAATTTGTTCTAATTCTTTTCTAGTAATATAATTTTCTTTAAGTACTGACTCTGTAGTTAACATTGTAGTACCATATACAGTTTTTGGAAATTTATCAAAATCATATACAAACGACTCGCCAGAATTAGAGTCTAAATATGATCTTAATTTACCGATTTTAGAATTATGTCGTTTACGTTCTGATTGATTCATTACTGCTTCAATAACCGAATCTAAATCCTCAGATAACGAACTTTTCCACCACTCTTTACTAAATATTGACTCTTGCACTCCAGTTACGATGTGCCATATTTGTTTAATTTTATTTGGGTCGGTATCCGGATATCCGGTTACAAACAATTCGTAGTTCTGATCCGCGATTGCTTGACGCAATGTAGTTGCTGATATAGGATCTCCTGACTTTGAAGTTAATGGAGAATTTAAATTAGATTCGGGGTCGCCTATATTACTCAACTCGACCGCATTAACACCAATTGGAATTTTTCTTTGGTTCTTATCTCCAACTGTTTTATATTTTTCCACGTTACTACTAAATGTTGTAGTACGAACATAATCATCTCCTTTAGTTGAAGCAGCTAACGCAAAATTTCCTTTTACATCTAATGGTAATCTAAATAAATATTCATATGCAGCTAATATCGGAGAAGGAAATGGTGTTGGTTGCATTTTGATTTTTGCATTAGTATTTAGTATTTTAAATATTTCCATACTATCATTACGCGTAATACCATCACGTTCTTTTTCTGCAATTAACATGATAACTTGACTTACTTGTGGTAATGCAGCATATCGTTCTGCCAAATCCATATGTGCTCCAGTAAGTGGTTTAAACCCACCTGGAAACAATACTGTTATGTTTTGTTCCATTGATTAATTTTTTCTTTTATATAAATATAGTTATGATCCAGTCCACGTTCCCATTGATGATTTTATTACCCATTTATTAGACAAATGATGCCATACTAACTCAATTGCTGCATATGATGATGTAGATTTCCATGTATTATATTCATTAATACCAGTTGCAGAATATATTGATAATTCTTTAGTAGTAGCTAAGTCACTTTTAAATACATTGAATGTACGTCCTAACATTGATTCAGGTGCACCTAGTACAACATGATGGTCAATATCACCATTTATACACAAATAACTACCGGTAGCATTCCATTGTGCTTGTGTTGTTAGACTAGACGTAGCTACTGTAGTTGCATTTGTATACTGATGTTGTACTAATTTGTCTTTTAAATATCCATTAACTGTTAATGAAGCAGCAGTTTGAATTAACAGTTCATTTAAAATAGTTCTTCTAAAAATATCTACAGAACCTGCTATCTGCGGATTATTTGTACCAGCGCCATCTAAAAACATTAATAAAGCACCTGGCGGAGCATTATGTAAACCCATAATTTTTTACTCTTTTTTTTATTTTATTATATATTATTCATATGGACCAGTTGGGGCGTTTGGATCTTCCCATGGTGGTATAACACCTCCACCATCCCATGGGGCAGTCCAACTAGGTGGGGCTCCAAATCCAGTTCCTGCTATTCCATCTCTGAAATAAACACTCGATGTACCTATTTCTATAATGCATGTAGCAGCACCATTACTAGATGCAGGAAAAACTATATCTCCAATAGCCATCTGTGCATTTGTATGTATAAATGCGGTTCTAGTTGGAAATTGGCATAGTATCAATACTTTCTGTGTTTTTGTGCCACCTAACGCTCCATTTAAATATAATTTATAATACGGTTCCCCTGAATAATTTAATCCATCTGGATCTACGATTTGTAAATAACTACTAGAGTTTGCGGCAGTTATCGTAACTGTTTTATTTAAAATAACAGATGCAGCCGAAACACCATTGATATCTAAATTACTAGCAGTTACATCTCCATTTGCTTTTATAAAAAAATTGCTAGACGAAATTTGTAATTTACTATTACTACCCGAAATATACGCAGTATTAGGATTACCAAAAAAGAATTTATCTGTTCGTACATCGATTTCTGAATCTGCAGTCGAATATCTAAAATAACTCGACGTGTTTGCATACATTTCTAAACCAACGCCACTATATGCGCCGCCTCCTTTTGTTCCTAGTGAACCTGACATTGCAGAACCAGACCATAATAAAAATCCAGGAAATCCGGCAGTAAATCCTTCATATCCTAGCGATCTAATAAATCCAGAATTTTTATATCCGCTAATTGCTACTCCTGATTTTAATGAATCTGCAACATATAATGATCCGGTAAGCATTGAATAATCACCATCTATATACCGATTACCACCTTCCCATGTTTTATTATAAACAAAATTTTGTTGTTTACTTTTTTCACCATTAACATTGTAATATTCAATTTTAAATGATAATTGATTATTTGATTTATGTGCTGTTGGTACTAATGTTTTTATTCTAGTATAATTAGGAGTATATCCGCTATCATTATCCGATGTAGTTCGAATATCAGCAACTTGCCAAGATCCATTTTCTACTACTAACAATAAAACAGCATCACCAGTTGCATTTGCAGTAAAATTAAATACTATATCATCAAATCTTCGGTTATTTGTATCTACACGTATTTCTCCAACCCGCTTACCAAAACGTTTTGAAAATTCTTGATTAAAATAATCGGTAGTATCAAATGAAAATGCACTACCAGACATATATAATGATAAAATAGCATCAGATGCATTAGTTTTTGTTCCAATTGCATCTATAGTTATTTTATAATCAGAATCTGCAATAAATGTAGATTTATATGCAGGTTTTATTTGCGCTACAGTAACTGTATTTTTATTTGAAATATCAACTGCATTAACAATTTGCATTGCATTACTCAGCGATGATGTATTCCATATTAATATAGGTGCAGTCGTAGTAGTATACCCTTGATATGTATATCCTTCCCAATATGTATCAATGATACTTTGAGTAGTAAAAAATCCTAAACTAGTATCCGGCTGTATAGAACCAGTATCTCCTACAAATATTTCTGTTTCTGTTAATTCGATATCGTTAATTTGTTCCCATGTACCGACCGTACCAGCATTATTCATAAATACTTTAATTCTAGATACATCGCCAGTTGCTGGTTGTAGTCCTTGTATGTCAATTAAAGCATATGATTCTGAATTTTGTGTTTGAATATATTTAGGTGCAGCTTCATATGATAATGAGTATGATGATGCATCAAATGAATTATATATATGTGCAGATAAACTACTACTACTATATACCGTAAATTCTTTATCTAACAAAGCCAACGTCGGACTTAATATTTTTTTTATCGTACTCGAGTACTCCGTTGTATTAACCGTAAATGTAGGTGTAGGGGTAGGATTATTCGGAGATGTTATAGTAATAGTACCAGATGACATATCATTTGAAAACTGACCTCCAGTTATTTCAATAGCAGGTTGTCGATTATATGAAAAATATCGTACGGTGCCGGTTGTATATGTAGGAAATTGTATCGAGCCAGAATATATACGATCTAAATGTGGGCCTACTTGTTCTTGTATAGTAACAGTTGGTTCGGTTTCAAAAATTATTTCCGAAACATTTGATATATTCGGATTAACTGCAACAGATCGAGTCCATTTAATATTTGCACGGTTTTGCCATTCATCGGGAGCATTCTCTGTTTCTGCTAATATAGTAACGGTACAATCTCCTGGGGAAGTTTCACTATATACATAAATTACAATTATTCGACTTAAATCTTCGTCTATATAATTAATTATTTCATGAGGTATAGGATCGCCATTATAATCTAGAATTTCAATGTCTAAAAGGCTTCCTACTTTTAAATTCGTAGGATGCCCTCGTAACTTAAATAAATTTTTACCTGCTGTTAAGCGTTGTGGAAATTCAGTTATCTGAAAATAGTCTGGCGATGTTAATGAATTATCTTCAAACCATACCGGCGTAAACTGTAATCCTTTATAAACGGCTGTTTTGCGTTTCATATATACTAATACTCATTTTTATATAAATATTAGTTATGTAAAATCTGGCTAAATCCATTTATTTTATTTACTTCAATTAAGTTATCAACCATATCTCGCATTGTATCAACGTGACTGATAATAATCGAAAAATCAAATTTAGTTCTAAAATATTCAAATAAATTAACAACTGCCGAAATATGTTCTGCATCTAAACTACCCCAGCCTTCGTCAATTGCAATAAAGTTAGGACGTGGTAATGCCGATACATTAATAAGTGCTATTCTAATTGCTAATGAAGAAATAAATCTTTCCATGCCTGATGTTAATTCTAATGGCCAAAAATTATCTTCATCATAAATAATATATCCGTTAATATTTTTACCATCCGTATTTAAAACCATATTAAAATTAACAACTTGATTCAATACATTGTTTATTTCTGTTTCGATACTAGGCAACGCTTTTGATACTAATTCATAAGGAACGCCGTCTCTATTAACTGCGGATAAATAATATTCATATGCTTTGTATTCAGTTTCTAATTTTTGATATTGTTCTAAGTTTTTAATTGCGGCTGATTTTTTTGTTTTTGCAACTTCAATTAATCCATGTTTAGATTTTATACTACCTTGTATTTCTTTTAGCGTTGTTGTTATAGTATCAATTTCTGATTTGCAATCTATAATTTTATCGTCAATTATTTTATTATGTTTAATTGCCGTTTCATTTTGTTTAAATGATTCTTGTCGCTCAACTGTATTTTCTAATTCAGCTTCTCGTGTCTGCAATTCATTTTCTAAAATTTGCAATTGTAATTCTAATTTTTCAAATTTAATTTTTTCAGTAGCAATATTTTGTTTTAATGCTTTATACTCAGTTAAAGTTGCAATTGCTGGTGTTAATTCAGTAATTTTATCTGTTAACTCCGTAACTTTATTTTTAATATCATTTAATATTGTTCTGTCTTGATCAATCGTATTTTGTGCTTCGATTGCATTTTGCACGAAAACGTTAGATGTACAGTATTTGCAATTCGGATCGTATTGATGTGTTGATAGATGTTCAATTTTTTGTTCTTTTGCATTTACAACCTCCTGTTGTTTTTGTAATAGTTTTTGTGTGTTTTGTAATGTTTGTTGTAATTCAGTTATTGTTTCTATATTTGCATTAAGTGAATCAACATCATATGTATTTAACAATTGTTTATTTGAATTAATTGAATTATTTAATGTAGTTAAATCCATTTCATAATTTTCAATATCTGAATGTATAGATTCAATATTTGCAAGTAATTCAGTTTCTTGTGATTGCAAATCTTCTAACCCAGGCCCGTTATACGTCGTAGGTAATTTTGATTCAATTAATGCTAATATAGATTCTTGTTTTTGATTGCGTTGTTCATGTAACTCGTGTTCATCTTGTTCCAATGTAACAACATCAGCTTGATTAGTATTAATTGTAGAATCGGCAGTTAAAATAATATCAGCAAAATCTGTCTTTTTATATTCTTTTAATTTACCTGCAGTTTCTTTAATTTCATCTGCCGCTAATTTATATAATTGTTCAAATACTGTAATATCTAGAAATTGTGATAATAAGTCTTTTCTTTCGCGTTGTGATTTTTCGATAAAGTTATTGTTATCTGCTTGCAATGAAAATGCAGTTAAAATAAAATCATCATACGTTCCTAAATATTGACGAATTGATTTATTTGTATCACTTCGTTCTTCACCATTTAAATCCTGAGTATCTGTAAAGAAATTTACATTAACTTTAACATGGCCATTTTTGTTTTTAATTCCTTCTCTAACAATTGTATATGTAGTATTATTTAATTCAAATGTAAACTTACCCACAAATGAAGATTTTTTATTATTTAATACTTCATGTGCTTTACCTGTTTTACTACATTTATCAAAAATTGTATAAGTAATCGCATCTAATAACGAAGATTTACCTGATGTATTTGCCGCAAATAAACCACAAACATCTTGCAAATTAGTAAAGTCAACTACATTACCTTCGCCATATGAAAACATGTTATCAAATTCAAAACGAACCGGATGCCAGGTCATATGCCTAACAGATTCGACTGCAGGTAATTTTGAATTTATAGTTCTGTTAATATATCTAATTGCATCTGTTTCCTCGGCTGTTACTTGAGGGAATTTTGAATCAATATATGATGTTAACAATGTATTTTGATATTCAACATCGCGAACGTTACCTATTTTAAATGAACTAGATGTTTGTGTGCTAGCAACAGAATTTGATTGTAATGAAATATCTTGTACATCGTATTTAGAACGAATAACAGTAATCATTTTCTTAATATCTGCAGCACT